TTATATGATTTCAATTAAATCTTTTGCTCTTTCAATCATTTCATCTGTAACGTGAGAATAAGTCTTAATTGTTTCTTGCATAGTGTGTCCCATAAGATTAGCAACAGTTCTAAAATCTAGACCTTTTGCAATTAAAGATGTAGCATAGGTATGTCGTAGATTATGTGGAGATATATTAAATCCAAGTGCGTGAAATTCTTTTCTCAAATGACTAGTTATCGAATCAGTAGTTGCATAATTTAATACTCTATTATCTAATGGGATAGGATTAGTCGATTTATATTTATTTAGTTCAGATACAACAAATTTTGATATAGGAATAGTTCTATAAGAATTATTTGATTTTAGAGAGCCAAAACTATAAACTTTCTTATCTTTATCGTATTTCCATTGTTTTTCAACTCTTAAAGTTTTATTTTTTAAATCTATACAATCCCATGTTAGCCCTACAATTTCAGAAGCACGCAAACCACATTTTAAGCCTAAAAGAGTGAAGATATAGTATTTTATGTTTTTGTTAATCAGTTTATTTAATAAGATTTTACTTTCATTAAGTGTTAGAGCTTCCTTTTCTGTTTTTGAATCTTCTTTTGGGAAGGTTATTTTTTTTATAGGATTAGTTAAAATTATATTATAGTCATTAACAGCAGAGTATAAACAAGTTTTTATTTTGTATAAATACAATTTACTTGTTGAAACTTTACAACCAGATTTAAGCATTTTATTAATAATTTTTTGAACATCAATATTTTTTATGTTTTTTACCTTAATGTTATTTAAATCGCTAAAACGAGTAAAAGCTTTTTTGTAAGTATCAATGGTATTATGCTGTATAGAATCAGATTTATCTTCCAGAAATAAAAGGGTGAACTCTTTAAAGGTAATATCGTTTAAATTAGAATTTAGAGTAAAAGTATTTTCAAGTTCTTTTAAAGTATTCATAGACCATTCTTTTCCCTTGCGTTTACCTTCTCTAGAATTTTCAAAACCTTGCTTTGATTTTTGACGCCATTTACCATTTTTATCTTTGTATGAAATTATAAATTGCAATCCATTATCTTTTTTACGATTAGTGATGTTGTATTCCATAAAATCATCTCCTTTATTCTTCTTCTAGCATTTTATCAACTTCTTGGAAAAATTCTTCTAGAACAATTAAGTCATCATATGTAAAAGCTTTATTGTCAAACTTAGTTCCATGATTGGTATGAATTACTCCATATTTTTTATGTAATTCATAATACATTTTTTCTACTTCAAAATTTTCAAATTTCATAAAATCACTTCCTTTGCGAATGTATGTTCTTTTGGAGTTATAAAATAAACAGCTACAATGTAACTGCTATTTGCTTTTGTAGTTAAATAGCCCACCTAAATCTCTAATTAAACCTAGGGTTGGCTCAAGTTGTAAATAATAATTTCCAACAAAAACACCTAATCCATATTGTCGTTTGTAATCTTCAATTAATTCTTCAAAAAATTCTTCACTTATATTAAGATAGTCAGCTATTTCAAATCTGGTATTGCAGCCTTTTTTTATTGCGTGAATAATATCATCAGGCTCTATTAATAAATTATAGCTATATCTTCTAGCTTTTAATTCTTGCTTTTTATTACGTATGTTCTTTAAGTCTGTAATATTACCAATCGTAAGATGATAATGACCTAATTCCTCGGCTAAAACACATCTTTTTTCATTTGTAGTTGCTCTATTATTAATATAAATTGTATTACCAATACATTTACCACAAGGAGTGTCAGTACCTAAATCTATCTCTACAACTGAAACTCCTTCTTTATCAGTCTTACTTAATAAATTACTATAATCTCTCATTTGTAGAATCACCCTTAAGTATGTGCTATTTATTATTCTTTATAAAGTTATTAATTATGTCATTCATTGTATTTTTTTCTTCTTCTGTAAGGTTATCATCATGGCAAGCGATAGGCATTAAGTGTTCTTTTCCTTCTTCTTCCCATATTTCTTTTTTCTTAGCAGGAAGTTCAACGATTTTGTTATTATTTTCTTTTTTGTATTTACTTAATTCAGTAAGTTCATCAACTCTTTTAATAGCTTCATTTTTACCTTCATCATTAAGTTTATTAAAGCTATTTAAAAGTTTATTTTCATAAAAATTTTTATTATGATTTTCGGCAAATTCATTCATTCTATTTTTATAATCAGCAAGTTCTTCTTCTTTGTTTTTAAATTTAGATAGACCAAGTAGATAGTCTAGAGAAACATTATAGAGTTTTGACATATATTTTATATATTCAAATCTAGGTTCTGATTTGTTTGCTTCCCATTTTGAAATCATACCTTTATTCAATTTTATGTCATGTAATTCATTAAGCTTATTAGCCAATTCCTCTTGAGTAAGTTCATTTTCAATTCTTAATTCTTTTAATAAATTTCCTAAATCATACATAAATTTTCTCCTTTAATTTAGATATATCTAAATTATAATATTTAAGTTTCGAAAATGCAACAAAAAATTAGAAAAACTTAAAAAAAGTTATTGACTTCGAAACTTTGTTTGCTATAATGTAAGTATCAAATATGAAACTTGAGGAGGTGAGAAAATGAGAAATGTAGAAAGAAGAAGAAAACCATATACAAAGTTTAAAGGTTTTTTAGTGGAAAATAACATTAAGCAGAGTGAAGTTGCAAAGCTACTTAATAAATCAAACTCAGCGTTAAATCAAAATATAAATGGTACAGGAGGGGATTTTAGTATTACAGAATTAAAATTACTATATAAAACCTATGGAGTTAGTATAGATGAGTATTTTATTACATAAAAAGTATCAAATGTGAAACTGAAAATTTAAAATGAGGTGTGAAAAATGAATAATTTAATGAGTAAAGAAATTGATTTTAAAGGAAAAAAAGTTTCGACTTTAGATAGTAGAGAAGTTGCTGAAATGTTATGTAAAGAACATTCTTACGTATTAGAAATGATACAAGGAAGAGAGGGAAAGCTTGGAATAATACCTGTTTTAGAAAACGCCAATTTGGCGGTATCAAATTATTTTGTACCCTCAACTTATAAAGCAGGCACTAGAGAATACAAATGTTACTTAGTGACAAAAATGGGGTGTGAATTATTGGGTAATAAACAACAAGGAGAAAAAGGAATACTATTCACTGCGAAGTATGTAGAAGCATTTAACAAGATGGAAGAACATATTAAAGGACAATCTCTTAATACATCTGAATTAAGCCCAGAACTTCAAATGTTTAATCAAATGTTTAAAGCTATGGCTAACAATGAATTAGAAACAAAAGAAGCTAAAAGAATAGCATTGAATGCTAATAATAAGGCCGAGGAAGTCAAGGAAGAAATACAATCTATTAGAGATGTAATTACATTAGATAGTAATGGTTGGAGAAAAGAAACAGCTACTTTAATAAATAAGATAGCTAATAAGTTTGGAGGATTTGAACATATAAGAAATGTTAGAGAAGAATCGTACAAGCTACTTAATGAAACTTATGGAGTAGATATAAACCGTAGATTAAAGAATAAACAAAAGAATATGGCACTAGAGGGTGTAAGTAGATCTAAGATTAACAAGGTTAATTTATTAGATGTAATAGCAGAAGATAAGAAATTATTAAATGGATATATAAGCATAGTTACAAAAATGGCTATAAGGTATGGAGTTGCTTAGGAGGGATAACTTATGGAACAAACATTAATAGGTAGACAAGATTTGGCTAAAAGATGGGGATTCGAAAGTCCTAATAGTTTAATCAATTATGAAAATGATGGACTTTTAACAAGAAATCCAAATTTCAAATATCCTAAGTATTACATGGAAGAAGTAATAAAAATAGAAGCTTTAGGAGAGGTTAATCCATTATCTCCATTAGAACGTAGAAGGTTGGAAAGAAGGATTGAACAGCTTGAAAGAGAGAATGAAATGTTAATGAAAAGATTGAACAATGGGAAAATAGCACTTGGGTTTTAAGGAGGGGTATAGATGAGAGCAGTACCACAAGATGTTAAAGAATTAGTATTTTTAGTAACAGAAGAAGTTGTGCAAAAAGAAAATGATGTAAATATGGCTGAAATTATTAGAACGCTAGAAGAAGAACATAATATAAAGTTCTTTAATTTAAGCGTATTACAACAGTTAGTAAATGAAGCATTAAACAATATTGTTTATATAGATATTACAGAATAATTATTAACAAAAATGTGGATAAGCTGTTGATAAGTTGTTGGTAAGGTTGTTTATAACAAATAAGGAGGTAATTTAATATGACAGATAAAGATAGAATAGAAGCTCTCGAGAAGAAGGTGCAGGAGTTAGAAGAAAAGATTAAAAGTAAAAATGTATCTGATTGGCATAGTACATCTGTATATTTAGATGAAAAACTATCAGAAATATTTAAGAATCCATTTGAAGCTTCTAGAGTAAAGAGTGCCATTACTACCTTGATAGGTAAAAGTTTTGGGAAACGTACAGTAATGACAATGAGAAGTGAAGAATTAGAACAAGCTAATAGTTTGATTGAGTATATTTTAGATTTTATTAGAGAAACAAAAGCTGGATATAAGGAGGTATAAACATGACAGAAACAGGATATCTAATTTCAAGAGGTTTAACAGTAATCTTTTTAATTATTGTCTTTCTAGTAGGAGTATTTTCTTATCAAGATAGTACAAGAAGAATAGACAAGCTTAGATTTGGATTTTTAACAGTAGGTAGTATGTTAAGTCTACTATTTGCTTTAAATGTTTAGGAGGGATAGCAAATTGAAGAAGCTTAAGAAACTAACTAGAGATCAAAAGAAGTTTTTAGAGAAAGAAAGATTAAATCCTAATGACTTCTTAATAGAAAGAGCAACTCCAGAAGAGTATGTATTTTATAACAAACATACAGAAGACTTATGGAAATATGACAGAGTTAGATGAGTATGGCTATGAGTAATATTGATTTAGTTCATGCAGCATATGTACAAAGAAAGGTACAAGAAGCAGAGCGAAGAAGATGGGCAGATGTTATTAAAGAAGAAGTAGAAAAAATAAAAGGTTGTAACCCTACCGACCAAAGTAAGGGAAACAACCACATCAAAAACAATCAAGAACAGTATACCACTAGAGAAAGATTTAGACAAACTATTAAAAACTTATAGGAGGATTTAGAGATGAATAAAAGAGATTTATTAGATTTTATAGAAAGAGTTCAGCATAAAGCTGTAAGAAGTGTAGAGGATAGATTTGAGAAAGAGATAGAGAAAAAGAAAAGTGAAGTGCTATCTAAGTATGAAGATAATATTAATCTTCTTCAAAATACATTTAATAGATTTTCAACTAATTTAACTAACCTTCTTACAGATATGAAAGAAGATAAAGAAGTAGCCTATAGTGGAAATTGGAGTATTAGTAATTCATTAGAGAATTTAAATAATATGAAAACTAGAATTTCATCAAGTTGTTATTTTGAAGGACAAGTACAAAAACTTAAGGATCAGAGAGATAAAGAAATTGAAGCTGTTAAAGCTAATTATCATAAAGTTTATGTAGTTTCAAAGAGCATGTCGAGTGCGAAGAAAATTGCTGAATATTTAGAGGGACTAGGATTTGATTTATCTTCATTAAAAGAAGATGAAATGAAAGCTTTAGTAGCAGATATAGACAAGTCAAAGTTATTTGTATGTGGAGAAAATCATTAGGGGGAAGAGCTATGAAAGCTATAGATGTATTAGTAGCTACAATAAATGCACAACTAGCAGAGCTAAATAAATCTGAATATAAGATTTATGATGCAGATAACCAAGACTACTATATTACTCAAGTTAGATATGACAAGCAGGACGATAGATTATATTTTGATAGCCAGGAGGATAGATAAATGAATAAACTTGAGTGGCTTAAAGAAAGACAAAAAGGAATAGGAGGTTCTGATGTAGGAGCAATTTTAGGTGTTAATAAATATAAAACTCCATTTGAGGTTTACTTAAATAAAACGGAGCCTATTACAGAGATTGGAGAACAGAGCGAAAGTGCTTACTGGGGAGATCAATTTGAAGAAGTAGTTGCAAAAGAATTTGAAAAAAGAACAGGTAAGAAGGTTAGAAGAGATAGAAAGCATTATCAGCATAAAGACTATCCTTTTATGGTAGCTAATATAGACCGAAGAGTAGTGGGAGAAAATGCAATTCTTGAATGTAAAACTGCTAATCAATATTTAGCTAATGAATGGCAAGATGATGAGATTCCAGCAAGTTATTTACTTCAAGTCCAACATTACTTATCAGTTACAGGAGCAGAGGTAGGGTATATAGCAGTATTAATTGGTGGTCAAAAGTTCATATGGAAAGAAGTTCAAAGGGATGAAGAATTAATTCAAATGATTATAAAAGCTGAAAAAAGCTTTTGGAAAAAGGTTGAAGATAAAACTCCACCATCATTAGATGGATCAAGTGCTGCAGAAAAATATCTTAAAGAAAAATACAAAGAAGTTGAAGAAGGAAAATCAATAGAACTAGGTTTTGAGTATAAAGAGAAGATTAAAAATTATTTAGATATGAAGGAACAACTAAAGAATTTTGAATCACAAGTAAAAGAACAAGAGAATCAAATTAAATTTGAAATAGGAGAGGCAGAGTATGCATATGCTCCAGGATATAGTTTGAGTTGGAAGAAGGTTTCATCTAATAGAGTTGATACAAAAAAACTTAAAGCAGAATATCCAGAGATTTATACAAAAGTAGTTAAAGAAAGTATTAGCAGAAAGTTTAATGTTAAGGAGGATAAATAATTATGGCAACAGCAAATAGTTTAAAAAATCAATTAGCAAAGAAGGAAGGAGTAGGACAATCTCCTACAATAGCAAATAGTGTTAAAGGATTAATGGATAGTCCTGCGGTTAAGAAAAGATTTGAAGAAGTTTTATGTGAAAGAGCTCCACAGTATATGAGTTCAATAGTTAATCTAGTTAATTCAGATACTAACCTAAAAAAGTGTGAGCCTATGAGCGTAATAGCTAGTTGTATGGTAGCAGCAACAATGGATTTACCAGTAGATAAAAATTTGGGTTATGCATGGGTAGTACCGTATGGAACTAAAGCACAGTTTCAAATGGGATATAAGGGATATATTCAATTAGCACTAAGAACTGGACAATATAAGGCTATAAATGTAGTTGAGATAAGAGAAGGTGAATTAATAAGCTGGAATCCATTAAGTGAAGAAGTAGAAATTGATTTTACTCAAAGGAAATCAGATAAGGTTATAGGATATGCAGGATATTTTAAGTTGTTAAATGGATTTGAAAAGACAGTTTATTGGAGTAAGGAAGAAGTAGAATCTCATGCGAAAAAATTTTCTAAAACATATAGTTTTAAAAATGGAGTATGGCAAACAGATTTTGATAGCATGGCTAAGAAGACAGTTCTAAGAAATTTACTTTCTAAGTGGGGTATTTTATCTATTGAAATGCAAAAGGCTTATTCAGCAGATAATAATTCAGTTAAAGAAACTATTTTGAAAGAGGATAATGTTGAGATAGATTTCGAAACAGGAGAAGTAATAGAAAATATTGAGTACACTGATTCAGTTCAAGAAGGTTTAGAAGGAACACCTTTTGAAGTAGCAGAATAGGAGACAATTATGCAAGAGGGAGGATGGATAAGACTATATAGGTCAATTAGGAAACATTGGCTTTGGGAAGATGCCGAAAAACTTAAATGGTGGATAGACATCCTCCTACAAGCTAATCACCAAGATAGAAAAATTTTAATAGGAAATGAACTTACGAATATTGAAAGAGGAAGTTTTCACACTTCAATAATGAAATTATCAGAGAGATGGCTAGTTGATAGAAAGACAGTAAAAAAATTTTTAGTTTTGCTTGAAAAGGATGGAATGATTACTTTAAAAACTTCAAAAAAAGGGACAACGCTCAAAGTAAGTAATTACGAGGGTTATCAAGCAAATTCAGAAGGACAATTCCCCAACAAAGTGGACAACAGTATGGACAAGGGTGTGGACAACAGTATGGACAACAGTGTCCCAATAAAGTCCCAACAAAGTGGACACAAACAAGAATTAAAGAATTATAAGAATGATAAAGAAGGAAAAGAAAGAGAAGAAGAATCATCACTTCCACCTCTTTCCTATCCTACTCCAATTCATAAATTAGCTTTTGATAACTTTGGAGAGGTTAGTTATAGAACATGGTTTGATGGAGCAGATATTAAAGAAGATGGTGAGTTAATCATTATTACAGTAGAAGAGTTTAAGAAAAAGATTGTACAGGATAGATATGGACCACAAATAGCGTTATTAACTGGAAAGAAAGTAAGTGTAAATGAATTATAAAGATCAATACAAACAAGATATAGTTCTATACAACAGTATAGTAAATAGATATAGAAATCTTAAAGAGAATGATATATCAGGAGCCTATCAGCTAATGAAAGATGCACATATAGTATCAGAGCGTTGGAGCGTTATAAGAGAGGATTATAGAAAACTGTTAAAGCGTGGTGAGAAGGCAGAGGAGAAAGATAGGCTTGAAGATATATACAAGTTTTTAAAAGAAGTCCATACAGATGCAAGAATGGTTTGGAAGCAAGGTAAAGAAGATTTAAGAAATAATAGAGAAGATATTTAGGGAAATGATAGATTTCAGCAATAGCTGTACCTATATATTATCAATTGATATTCAATTAAGAAAGGATGAGAACAATGGAAAACATGATTAACTTAGAAAGCTTTGCAGATGGAGCTTTAGCAGAAAAGGTAAATATAGCATTAAAGGAGGTATTAGCAAATATAACAGACCCTAACACAGAGTACAAGACTAAAAGAAAATTGACAATTGATATGACTTTTACAGCAGGGGAAGATAGGGAACTTACAGAGGTAGATATTGTTGCTAAAACTAAGTTGGCACCAGCTAAGCCATTAAACACAAGAATAATAATTGGAACAGATGGCAAGGGTGGAGTATTAGCAAGTGAATTTAAAAAGCAAATACCAGGGCAAAGTGCAATGAGAGTTGATGAATCAACTGGAGAAATTATAACAACAGCAGAAGAAAAAGAAATAGATTTAGACGGAATTAGATTAGTTAAATAATTTATAAAAACAATGCCATGGCAAGGGGCATAAACCTTGCACATTAAATAAAAAGGTGGAATAAAAAATGATTAATCAAGAAGCATTAAAGTATTTAGTAAATTTGGGAGAGGAAAAGGATCCAATAGTAATGTTGGACCAAGGAACATTTACAAAGGCAAGCTTAAGCAGAGTAAAAGAAGCAAAGGCATCAGTATTAACAGTATCAACTTTAACTGGATTAGTAGACTATATTAAGTCAGATTTAGATAAGCTACCAGAAAAACTATTAATACAAGTTATATCTCCAAGAGAGGTAGCTCTATATAGTCCTTTAAATGCAGATAGAGAAAGAGAACAATATATATCTGCAGAAGCGATTTTACCAGATAACGTTGTATATGACAGATTTATAGGAACAGAACAGTTTAATATTATGTTGCAAAGTGCATTTGTAGATGTAGGAACTAAATCAGCATTACTTAAGTATACAGGACTTATACAAGATGAAGCTGTAAAGACTACTGGTGATGATGGAGTAAGCCAACAAGTAACAGTTAAAACTGGTGTAGCAAGTGTAGGACAAGCTATTGTGCCTAATCCAGTTGAATTAGCACCTTATAGAACATTCCCAGAAGTAGAACAACCAATAAGTAAGTTTATATTCAGAATGCAAGAAGGTCCAAGAGCAGCACTTTACGAAGCTGATGGAGGAGCATGGCGAAATAAAGCAATTTTAAGTATAAAGGAATACTTACAAGAAGAGTTAAAAGAGTTAGAAAACATTGAGATAATAGCTTAATTAAGAGAGGGGATAACTTCCCCTCTTAATATAAGAAGGTGAGTTATGAGTAAATATTTAAGTCATAAAACTGTAGTAGATGGAATTACATTTGATTCTAAAGATGAGGCTAAATATTATGAGGCGTTAAAGATAAGAAAGTACAGAGGAGAAATACAAAACTTTGAGTTACAACCAAAGTTTACATTAATACAAGGGTTTAAAAAGAACGGAAAAACTTATAGAGCAATTACATATACTCCAGACTTTGTTATATACCACAATGATAATAGTGAGGAGTATATAGATGTAAAGGGAATGACAACACAACAAGGTGAGTTAAGAATAAAATTATTTAATCATTTTTATAGAGATTTGAAGCTAAGTATAGTTGCTAGAAATCTTAAATATGGTGATGAATATGGATTTATAGATTATTACGAGTTACAGAAAATAAGGAGAAGGAATAGGAGAGGTTAAAAATGATAACTAAAAAAGATTTAAAAGAGATTAATGAGAATTTAGAAGGTATAAAACAAGCTAGAAAATTAAATATAAAAGCAAAGGCAACAGTTGAATTAGAAGATGGGACAGAAGCTCTAATATATCATCTAGGACAAGCTAATAGCACTATAAGAATTGATATTAAGGAGTGTAAGTAGATGAATAAAGTTGTTTTAATCGGAAGACTAACCAAGGATCCAGAGTTGAGATATGCAGCAGGAAGTGGAACAGCAGTTACTAGATTTACAATAGCGGTAAATAGACAATTCAAGAAAGATGAAGCCGATTTTATTAACTGTGTAGCTTGGAATAAAACAGCAGAAACAATAGCACAATATTTTACCAAAGGTAGACCAATAGCGATAGTAGGACATATGCAAACAGGAAGCTATGATGCACAAGATGGTACTAAAAGATATACAACAGATGTTGCAGTAGAGAGCTTTGAGTTTATAGGAAGTAATGGACAAGCTAATAATCAAGGAAGTAATAATACTGATGCATTTAGTGAATTTGGTGGATTCGATGATGTTACTCCAGCAGATGATATGGGAGATTGTCCTTTCTAGTATGGAGCAGATAGGATTTAACTTTATTAGATTAAATGAAGATTGTACAGAGTTGCATAGTAGTTTTTTATGTGGCTCTGTATGGAGCTTCATATTTGAACAGGAAAATAACTACATTATACAACTGGATGGAGTTTATTACGGACCATTAAAAATAAATTGTGAGAGGATATGAGGAAATGAACGTAAATGATAAAGCTATTAAAGAAAAGATAAGAATTTATAGAGAACAAAGAGTATTAAAAGCTACAGCACTAAGAAAGCTAAAAAAAGAATTTGGAGTTAGCGACAAGGTGCTAGATGAATTTTGGATAGAAGTTAAAGAGGAAAAGAAATTACCTAAGAAAGTGTAATAAAAGAGGCAAAAGAAAGGTTAATGTACAAGCATTAACTAGATAAGAGTTAAGATTTGAAAATTAACCTTAGAAGAAAGGAGTATTAAGAATGCATTTTATAGAGGTTTTATTAGGGATAGTAGTGTTTTTAGCCATGGTAAACATTATCCCATTAATACTTATAAAAAATAGCAAGGTTAAGAATTTAATAGTCGGTATAGAAGTAATATCTATAGGTTTAATACTTATATGTTTAGTTTTATATATTTGTAATGCTCTTATGACTTGTATAACTATATGGTTTGGTAATTGGTAAGTCGTAATTGCAAGAAAGGAAGATATAAATGAGTTGCTATAGTTGTTTACATTCCAAAATGTTAGAAAATCCAATAAATTATGGTGAGTATTCAGTATTTGGTTACTGTTATAAAGATGGAGAAAACCAAAAGCATCCGATATATTTACCAGATGGTTCATGTAAGTATAAAAAGGCTAAGGAAAATGATGTAAAACCTAACGAAGAAGAAGTATTAGGCTTAGGACAAATTAAATTTAGTTTTTAAATAATATGGTGAAGGAGTAAATTTGATTGAATTTTTTAAATGTAGGGAGAAAAATTGGTGAGTTAGAGGGGCTAATATCTAAAATAGATTGTGGAACGTTAGTTACCAAGAAGAACCAAACAAATCAATGCATTAAGTTAAGAGCATTAAAGCTATTAGAAGAGCTGCAAAACGAAGTCGAAAATAATTCGTAA